AAGCGACACTTGAAGCCACAAGCATTGCGTCAAGCAAGGAAACGTCGTGGACAGTTGTTAAAGTGTCTACTAAACCCTCCCAAGCGGAGGGTTTCTCATTATAATGAGTATATAATCATCGCACACACATGCTAATACAAGAAATCAAAGGATCACTCGCTAAACTACTTGCTACAGAAAATCTAACTGTTGAGCATTGTAAGTGTGAGACTGCATCATTCGATGTAAAGAATAGAGTCCTCTCATTGCCCCTCTGGATCGCCTCTGAGAGCGTTTATGACATGCTAGTGGGTCATGAAGTAGGTCATGCTTTATTTACACCTGCTGATGGATGGGAAAGTATGACAGATTTGCCTAAGTCTTATGTAAATATTCTAGAAGATGTGCGTATCGAGAAGTCAATGAAGGACAAGTTTCCAGGTCTTCGTAAAGATTTCTTCAAAGGTTACCGTGAGTTGAATCAGAAAGATTTCTTCGGTATCGGCATGATGGATCTTAACAAACTAAAACTTATCGACCGTATCAACCTATATTATAAGGTAGGCATTGTTGACCAGACTATACCCATCCCTTTCAAAAACGAAGAAGAAAAGAAATGGTTGGCACTAGCAGATCTATGTGAGTCTTTTGAAGACGTATGTGAGTTAGCAGCAAAAATTTACGAGTGGCAAGGTGAGCAAGAAGAAGATCAAGAGCATATCGATAACACACCTTCAACTGAAGATGATGGTGGAGATGCTCCCCAGATGGATACGGTTACGACTGAGACTTCGCAGGATGATGACGGTGACGCACAGCAACCTCAACCTAATCCTCAATCAAATTCAGACTCAGAGTCTGACGATTGGGAAGATAGTGATGAAGACCCTGCAACATCAAATGAAGGTGGTTTCAACTATGATGAAGGAATAACAGATAGAAACTTTGAAGATAACCTTAAGGAAATTGCAGAGCAAGAATCTTACAGGACACCAACATACGCTGATGTGCCCGAAGTAAATCTTTCTCACCTTGTTATCAAACCTGATCACTGGGTAAAAGTCCTACAAGATTTCTGGGGTCAGGATATCTATAGCGATCCTAACAATGAAAACTATATCGGTATCGACTTCTCTAAAGTTGACTCTGACTATGCATCTTTCAAGAAGAAGTGCAACCAAGAAGTCAACTACATGGTCAAAGAGTTTGAGTGTAGAAAAGCAGCGTCAGCATATGCTAGAGCGTCAGTTTCTAAGACAGGTGTCCTAGATACTACAAAACTACACACATACAAATACAACGACGATATCTTCAGAAAGATCATGTCCACACCTGATGGTAAGAATCATGGTCTTGTATTCCTACTTGACTGGTCTGGTAGCATGTATCGAGATCTTCACCAGACTGTAAAGCAACTTCTTTCTCTTGCATACTTCTGTCGTAAGGTAAATATTCCTTTCAGAGTCTATGCATTCAGTGATGCATACTGGGAAGGTGACGATACATACAGAAGGTCACATGGTTTTGACGAAGACTTCCGTGCATACAAGAATGCTCCTAAGGTAGGTGAGTTTTCTATCTATCCACACCTACGTCTTGTTGAATACCTCAGCAATGAGTCAAAGAAAGATACTTTTGATACTCATGCTCAATACTTATTCCGTCTTTCATCTCACTTTCAAAACAGAAACCAATATCTTGGATACAACTTCCCTATCCCACATCAAGTAAACTTAGGTGGCACTCCTCTAAACGATTCATTGATTGCATTGAAGACTATCATCCCAACATTCAAGAAAAGATATGGAGTTGAGAAACTACACGTTGTTACCTTGACTGACGGTGAGTCAAATACTATCGGTATCTTACAGAAACCAAACTTGCCAGACGATTTGCAGCATAAGTTATACAGAGGTGGACTACATGGTATGGCAGTTGTAAGAGATAGAAAGAGTGGTTTCCACAGCAAACCAAGTAATGACTGTCATGGAGGATTGACTCAACAGATTCTTAAGTATCTTAAGTATACTTTCCCTGAGACAAACTTCATAGGTTTCCGTATCTGTAATGGATCTGATGCTAGTCACTTCATTCGTTACAGTGGACAAGTTGACTTTGAGTCAGAAAATGCTATCCTTAAGAAGTGGAGAAAAGACAAGTCACTTTGTCTTCCTAACTGCAACGGTTACCAAGAGTTGTATCTCCTTAACTCAACTAGTCTTGAATCAGACACTGACTTTGAGGTCAAAGCAGATGCCACTAATGCACAAATCAGAAGTGCATTCAAAAAGTCTCTAGGTGCCAAGGCAAACAACAAAAAAGTATTATCTAACTTTATTACACAGATTGCATGAATATCTTCGCAGTTAACAACGATCCTTATCTGTCAGCATACCAGTTGCCAGATAAGCATGTTGTTAAGATGCCCTTAGAAACATGTCAAATGCTCAGCATTGTATACTCTGACTGGTATCACAGTATCGGTCAGGTTTTCAAGTCTGATGGCACACCTTATAAAACAGCGAAGGGTGCCTTCCGTAATCATCCATGCACCAAGTGGGTAGCAGAGTCTAATCATAATATTGCATGGTTGATAGAGCATGGTATTGCACTTTGTGAAGAGTATACTTATAGATATGATAAGAAACATGGTTGCGAAGACTCTATAAGATTCGCAGCACACATTGCACCCGAGGGTTGCAGTGCTAGGCATACACCATTCGCTCGTGCTATGCCTGATAAGTGGAAATATGATTACGATATCCCTACCACACTTGCATATAGACGCTATGTTGCAAGTAAACCATGGGCACCTACAAATTACCTACGCAAACCAGAGCGTATGCCACTTTGGATAGTGTCCACTAACAGTGGCATTGCGGATTTTATTCTTGTATAATAATCATATAGACACAAACAAATACGATTATGCCTTTCGAGCCAGTCCTAGTGACAACAGAAGACTTCAAAAACTACCTATCTGAGAAGCACGGTAACGATGTTACCTTCCAGAATCTTGTCGAAGCAGCAGACCATTTCGATTGCTCTGTAGCAACAGTCAAGAAAAGACTTAAGCAATACAAGAAAGGTATTGGTAAGTGGGATCTATCTATCACTGAGCAGTTAGAGAAAGCATACGAAGCACCTGCAGTAATTGAGAGATTGATTCCATCTAAAGACAAAAACTTTGTGCCCTTCGGTAACTTCTCTGATCTTAAGAAGATCATCAAGTCCAAGGTATTCTACCCTGCATTCATTACAGGTCTATCAGGTAATGGTAAGACTATGAGTGTAGAGCAAGCATGTGCTGCGTTGAATCGTGAAGTGATTCGTGTTAATATTACTATAGAAACTGATGAGGATGATCTCATCGGTGGTTTCAGACTTGTCGATGGCAACACTGTGTGGCATAATGGTCCTGTAGTGGAAGCACTCGAGCGTGGTGCAGTCCTTCTCCTTGATGAGATTGACCTTGCATCTAACAAAATCCTTTGTCTTCAGTCTATACTAGAAGGTAAAGGTGTCTTCCTCAAGAAGGTAGGTAGATATGTAACACCTGCTAAAGGTTTTACAGTTATTGCTACTGCTAACACAAAAGGTAAAGGATCTGAAGACGGAAGATTCATTGGCACTAACGTGTTGAATGAAGCATTCCTTGAGAGATTCCCCTTGACATTCGAGCAAGAGTATCCTACACCTGCTATCGAGACTAAGATGCTAAACAACTACTGTAAAGAGTTGGATGCATGTGATGACAAATACATCGCTAACTTAGTCACATGGGCAGACATGATTCGTAGGACTTTCAAAGAAGGTGGTGTTGATGAAGTTATTTCAACTCGTCGTCTTGTGCACATCATCCGTGCATATGCTATCTTCGGTGATCGTGCTAAAGCAATCAAAGCATGTCTTAATCGTTTCGATGATGAAACAAAACAGTCATTCCTTGACTTATATGATAAGATAGATGGGGACATTAACATGACCGAAGTAGAAAATCTATTTACTAACGCTTAATGGCATTCAAATATGATGAAGATGTGATCATGAAAGAGGTCACGGAGTATATCGGAGGGACGTATAGTAAACATTACTCCTCCGAAAATGGTGAAGGTGTGCAAACGTTAGACCTGATTGATGCAGTAGGAGATTCCGAAGCATTCTGCAGGTCTAATGCTATCAAGTATTTGTCACGCTATGATAAAAAGGGACAGGCAAGGGTTGACATTATGAAGGCAATGCATTATTGTATACTTCTAATGTGTTTTAACGATCGCAATAGAGTCCGTCACGAAAACAAAATTGAGCAACAACATTATGAATGAAGCAACAGAGATTCGTCTCTCTAAGAAGACTATCGCTTTCCTAAAGAATTTTAGTGAGATCAATAAGTCGGTTGTAATTAAAGCAGCAGAGAAAACTCTTGCTACTATGGCGGTCAACAAGAATATTCTTGCATTCTCTTCATGTGGTGAAGAGTTTCCTGAGGACATTCCTATCTACGATCTCCCATTGTTTGTGAAGACTTGCTCTATGTTTGAGCAACCACATCTCATCTTCATGGGAAAGAATAAAATCTATATTGCAGACAAAGCGACAAAAGGTAAGGCAACTTACATCAAGTCTGACCCTGATATCATTGTCCAACCACCTAAGACTTACGACCCTAATCTTCCTGAGAAGGTTGTAAACTTTGAGTTGACTATGAAGAATCTAAAACTTCTTCGTGAAGCAGCATACAACTTTGGTGTTACTGACTTCTGTGTTAACTCATACGAAGGTAACTTGTCTATCTCAGTTAAGGATAAGAAAACTGATAACAGTCACGTCTTCTCTGTCCCTGTAGACAAAGTTGTTTGGGAAGCAGATTACTGGGGCACAACTCCAACTCATGAGCGTAACTTCTGTTACTGTCTAAAGATTGAAAACCTTAAGATTCTTGATGGCACATACCATGTGTGTATTTCAGACAAGAATGTTATCAATTTCAACTCTCTATCTGAATCTTCTCTTAATTACTTTATCGCACTGGAGCCTGACCAAGACTAATGAGTAAACTGTTTCTTTGGGTTGAAAAGTATCGTCCAAGGACAGTTTCTGATTGTATCCTAACAGATGTCAACCAAGCAGTTTTCTCAGGTTATGTAGAGAAGGGAGAGATTCCTAATCTACTTTTGCCTGGCACTGCAGGTATCGGTAAAACTACCCTTGCCAAGGCACTGTGTGAAGAAATTGGTGCTGACTATTATCTAATCAATGGATCTGATGAAGGTCGTTACTTAGATACCGTCCGCACAAAGTGTAAGTCCTTTGCATCATCTTCTTCTCTTGTGGGAGGTAAACACAAGGTCGTAATTATTGATGAGGCAGACAATTCTACACCCGATGTCCAGTTGCTATTGCGTGCTGTCATCGAGGAGTTTCAGAATAACTGTCGTTTTATTTTCACCTGTAACTATATCAACAAAATCATTGACCCTATCAAGAGTCGATGCTCTGTTGTAGATATGTCTACAAAGGGTAAGAATCGTGCCGTCCTCGCTTCTAATTTTCATAAGCGATGCCTAGACATTCTTACTAAAGAAAGTATTGAATACGATGCAAAAGTAGTAGCAGAGGTAGTTGGTAAGTATTTCCCAGACTTCCGTCGCACTCTTAATGAGTTGCAGGCATACTCTGCTACAGGAAAGATTGATGTTGGTATCTTAGGTAGATCTAACAGTCAAAATATTGATAAGTTAGTTGGATTCCTTAAGCAAAAAGAGTTTACTAACATGCGTAAATGGGTTGTCACGAATCTAGACAATGATTACAAGGTCTTGTTTCGTGCTATATACGATAAGCTATATGAATATCTTCAGCCACAGTCTATACCTGAGGCAGTGCTCATCATAGGTGAGTATCAATATAAAGCAGCATTCGTTGCTGACTTGGAGATAAACTCTGTTGCATTTTTAACAGAAATTATGATGAGGTGTGAATTCAAATGATTACCCCAAGGACACCTAGAAGGTGGAAGTCATCTAAGAGAGTCTTGATCTTCCTAGCAATTACAGGTTTGGCAAGAGTATTGATCTTTGCTGTGCCTGTAGTTGGTATTTGGTTTGGTGTCAATGCTCCCGAGGAGATTCGCAATGAAAACTGACTACACAGAGAAACTTTGGTTTCCTGTCAGATTGTGGGAGTTTACAAGTCCTAAGTCTCTATGGAAAAAGACTTTTGAATTAGCACAAAAAGAAGAATATAGGAGATATAATACAGATGGTGGAGTAGGCACCTCACATCCACACCTTGAGCAACGTCCCGAGTGGAATGAGTTGAAGGTGTGGTTAGAATTATGTGCCAATAAAATCCTAAAGGATAACAAATTCCTTGCTGATAGGATGGAAATTACATCAATGTGGTGTAACAGATCTGATGCTCAGACTGGTCATTACCATACTCCACATAGACATCCCATGTCTTATTGGAGCAGTATCTACTACATCACAAAAGCAACTCCTACTACGTTTGTAGACCCTCTTGCACAAAGAGAATGGGCACAGTTGCATTTAGATGGAGGTCCTTATGAAGAGACTAGACATAATTTCTGTCCAGAGCCAGGCACGTTAATAATTTTTCCTGCCTACCTAGTGCATGGGTCTCAACCTAACGTAAGAGCGGTTAATAGATTCACACTTGCTGCTAACTTCTTCCCTTTTGGAAATCAAAATATAGGTGGATGGGATGTGCCTATGATGAATCTAGAAAAGAAGGATGTTAAATGAAAATAAACAAATTATTCCCAGTTATTGTCCCCGAATTTACCTATGAAGAAGATCTTGAAGAAATTAAAGAAACTCTTAGATCCGAGAGAAGAGAGCAGTTTAATTTTCCAGAGGGAGTTGAGACGACGTGTGGCAATATTCACAAAAATGAGAGATTCCACTCGCTCGTAGAGTGGTTTGAAGAATGTCTAGAAGAATATAAAGTGACATTTGCTCTACAATGTGATAGACTAGACATATCACTCATGTGGGGCAACATTGCACCTGCAGGATCAGGGGTAGGACATCCAAGACACAGACATCCTATGGCTGTAGTGTCGGGAGTTTTTTATCTTACAGGTGGAGTAGCAACTGTATTCCATGATCCAGTATATCCTCGCACAATGGACTGTATGGAGGTCATATCTGACAATCTTAAAGTCCGTGGAGGTCCTATAGAAAAGATCGCAGCAGAAGAGGGTAAACTTATTCTGTTTCCTTCATGGTTAGTCCATGAAAGTGATCGCCATTTCTTTGATTATGATAGGATGACCATTAGTTTTAATGCGTTTCCTGCAGGAAAGATAAATCCTGGTCCTTTTGATTACCCAATGGCAAACATTGAAGTATTATGAGATACATTAAGACACCGCTCAGATATCCTGGCGGTAAATCTAGAGCAGCAGAAAGACTACTCAAACTAGCACCTAACTGTAAGGAGTTTAGGGAGCCATTTCTAGGTGGTGGTAGCGTTGCACTAAGATTCACACAAGATAACCCTACTGCAGATGTATGGGTCAACGACTTATATGGATATCTTTACAACTTCTGGAAAGTATTACAGTCAGACTATAAGAATTTGTCTGATGCACTCATAGAATACAAGAATTCACACACTGATGAAGCACTATGTAAGGAGTTGTTTCTCAAGTGTAAGGAAAATATTTCTGATGTTGAATCATTTGATCAAGCATGCTATTTCTGGATCTTAAACAAGTGTAGTTATAGTGGATTGACAGAAAATTCCTCGTTTTCTAAGACTGCATCCAAACAAAACTTTACGGTGCGTGGTGCACAAAATCTTAAGGCAGTAGGTGCTCTCATAGGTCACTGGCATATCACTAATAAACACTATGAAGTGGTCATGAATGAGGATATGTCAGAGACAAGAGACGTATTTGTATTTTTAGATCCTCCATATAAAATCAAGTCATATTTGTATGGCACAAACGCTGAATTACATAAGGATTTTGACCATAAAGTCTTCCTAGAAGACTGTAATAACTGTCCACATAAGTGGATGATTACATATAATATTGACGAAGAGATCGAAGAGTGGTTTAGTGACTACAAACAGGAGTATTTTCAGTTGACATACGGTATGAAACACAGAGGTAGTAAGAATCGTAACCAACAAGAGTTATTGATTAAGAATTACGAGGCAATCGTTGCTAATCCTCTAGAGGTCATGTATGCAGGATGATCTCGCACAACTGATTAGACAACAACTCATCTGTCTACCTGCCATTGAGATAGTAGAGACCGAGCATAAGTTAATTGAGCACGAAGAAGTCACTATTCACAATGAAATGTGGAAATGTAGGGGACTTAGGAAGATTCACCTTGAGAGAGCAACACTACAAGACAAGTTAAACATTGTCCACTGTGTTTTTTACCCTGATCCAGAGTATAGAATCCCTATTTTTGGGTGTGATATCATCGAAACACCCACTACTGTGACTGCTGCTATCGTTGATATTTCTCCTGTCCATGGTGTCAGTTTCGACTATCAACTTGCACCAATTTGTAGTAGATATCACTTCAAAGACGAGAGAATTCTCCCACAATGGGCAGAAGAAGTTTTCTCACCCTACTGTAAATTTGCACGTTTGAAAGACCATGATGCAAGAGTTGATTATCTGAATGTAACTAGAGAATATCTACGAGAATACGTTAAATATGTTAGAATAGCAGAGAAAGATTACAAAGATAAGGATTGGATATCTATCATGAAAAGGATAGACGATCAGTCTTACTACTGCACATCACAGAGAAAGAATAAGAAGACAAAAGCGGTCTTATCTCAGTGGTTTGACGCTGAATGGGCAGATAATTATATCAATGAAGTATTATTTGACAAACCTTTTATTAATTATGGCACAAGATTACAATCCATTTGACTACGTTAATTCAATTAACTTAAAGACTGCAGACTATACTGATGATGAGGGGTATATGCGTCATTATCCTGCATTCATGGTCAACAAGGCATTGTCATACTTCATTGATACCATCATGCATTCTAATGAGATGAATAGGTTGGGTGCAACACTTGATAAGGACATGCAATATAACTTTTTTATACATAGTGTTAGGAAATCTAAGAGGTTTTCCCCTTGGGCTAAGAAGTCAACTCACGCTGATTTGGACTTAGTAAAACAATACTATAACTACTCAACAGAGAAAGCATTACAAGCATTAAAACTGCTAAACAAGGAAGAAATCCAAGTAATTAGGTCTAAACTGAATTCTGGAGGAATGAAATGAGTGACGAGATCAACTGGTCTCCAAGCATGATGGTTGAAGTTACATTAAAAGAGCCTGATGACTTCTTGAAAGTGCGGGAGACGCTCACCAGAATTGGTGTAGCATCACGAAAGGAAAAGAAACTATATCAATCTTGTCATATCCTCCATAAGAAGGGTAAATATTACATCGTACACTTCAAAGAGTTGTTTGCACTGGATGGTAAACCATCTAACATGACTACTAACGATGCACAACGTAGAAATAGAATCGCTAGACTGTTGTCAGACTGGGGTCTGATCATTGTGTCTTCACCTGTAGATGATGCTGAGTTAGCACCTCTAAATCAGATTAAAGTCCTAGCATATAAGGACAAAGGGGAATGGAATTTAGAAAGTAAGTATAATATCGGAAAGAAGAAACAGCCTGTAGAAAGTGTTAGCAAATAAACACCTATATAATATACGAATAAGTTTCTATCATGGCTGAAACTAAAAAAGAAGATAAGCCAAAAGGTATTATCGGAAAAATTAAAGAGCACGCAGAGGATAAGGAGGAGCAACTTGCTATCCTATCGACTTTCGTGCGACTTGGAATTTTGGTCTGGTCTGGCGGGATTTTGACATTAGCGTATGTCGATTTGCCACCTGCACTAAAAATTCCTAAGCAGGACATGGATCCAACTTTCATAGCTTCGGTCTTCACAGGAGTCGTAGCTACCTTTGGCGTCTCCGCAGGAGGTAAGAAGAAGAATGGATCCGATGGAAGTGCTAATATATCTAAGAAAGATATGGAGTTTCTTATCGCTAAGGCATCAGAGACTGCACCTGCTCAAACTATCAGGATTGAATCAGGTCCTGTTAAAATCGTCCCAGACACTAAGTAATCATGCAAAAAATTATTAACGGAATCGCTATTTTCTCAGGTGTAGTAGCACTTGGCGTAGTTGGTCTCGGTGGATATGTATTCATTAGAAAGGATGCAATCATTGAAGACCTCAAAGAGAAAGCAATGGGTCAGTTAGGCAGTGCACTTGCACCTGCACTACCTGGTATGGTAGGAGATTCACTTCCAGATGCAACTGGTGCTCCGATCCCATTAGAAATGCCTAAATTTTAAGAGGTTATCATGAATGTAAAATGGATATCAATCGGTGTGGTTGGTAGTTTGTTTGCAGTATCCCATCTGGGAATGATAGGTTATATTGCAAGTAGAAAACAAGAAAGTAAGTTACCTAGCTTGAATGTTCCTGTAGGTGACTACACATCTTATGCTATACAAGCAAATAAGGATGGATATAAGTTAAGTTATCAAGCCAACGATCCTAAGACTGCATATATCACTAAGGATATTAAGACTAAGGGTGGTTTCCTAGGACTAGCAACAGAAACAACTAAGGTTGCTGAGGAATACTTCCTAGATGGTAAGACTAATCAGGGCGGTCCTGTATCTAACAAGAGATCTTGGATAGATATGCCACCTGGTCTAAGTGCAGAGCAAGCACAAGGTATTGCTGCTGCAAGATCAGAAGAATGTATCAAGGCTATAGGGTCGGCAGAAGGAACTGGGAGACTTGTTGGGACTAGTATTGGTGCTAGTGCTGCTCCTGCTGTTTCCTCTATTCCCTTTATTGGTTGGGTTGCTGCAGGTTGGATAGCAATGTTTGGTGGTAATCAAGGTGCAGAGATCGGTGGAAATATGGCTGAGGATTTGAATAAGAGCTGTTAAATGACTATCCCTAACATACAGATTAACAGCACTCATGTTAATTCTATAGGGATCTATAGTGCAGATATACCAGAGTGGTTAACTACCACTCCGAATCAGACTGTTCCGAATGTGCCTCCTACCACTGTCATTATAGGTAATCCTATTATTGACATGCCAGGTTGTGTAGAGACACATGAGTTTAGTGATAGAAATGATGAGATAATTAAAGACGATCCTGATAACCTCTTGGTCTTTTGTGATGCAGAGTATCCATCCTATGATGCGATGGACTATGAGCCAGATCAGTTACAGATGCAGTTAGAAGCAGCACCTCCACCTGTTGTGCAACCACCCCCAGAGGTAGATCCACCAGAGGTGCCACCTACAGGTGACCTTGCTACAGATGTGGCATGTCCAGGTGTGGGGCAATTAAGAATAGGTGATGTAACACAGTCA